CTTTCAACTGCTTGTCCGCTGATACGCTCAAAAGAATTAACTGTGCATCCATATCCGGCACATTGAACTCATTCAGCGATTCCGCGTTATCAACGAAAATCGGTACGCTTACACCGTATAACTCGCTAAGAGAACGGATAATATCAAGTCCGGCTACGATTCTATGACCACTGTTTAAAGCCGAATACGGAACGCCATTCACAGTACACTCACAACAATCTTTCATACCGCCATTTAACTGCATTTCAAAGAGTTTGAAATTTACGGTCTTGAAATGGCTGTTAATAGATTCTGAAACCTTATCCAGCTTGAAACGAATGAACTCTTCCAAGAGATAAAGCATCTGTTCCTGATCGGCAACTTTCTGCCCGATTTCTTTCTGCTCGTCACGAAGCGTTTCGATACGATCATCAATCGCCACATTGTTAGCCGCCTGCGCAATAACCTTGTTCACCTCTTCAAGCTGACTCTGCAGATCGGCTTTCTCGGCTTTTAAATCAGTAACAACCTTGTCTGCGCCCTCGGATTCAACCTTTGCAATATCAGCAAGAATCTTGTCATGCTCTGTTTTCAGCTTCACATACTCTTCATTCTGCGAATAATCAGCTTCTGCCGGGATCTCGGATAACTGCTTTGCATAATCATTCTGCTTTGCAAGTGCCTTGGATTCCTGCTCTTTGAGTGCCACAATGTCTTCCTGCAACTTGGCGTTTTCCTTTGTCAATCGCTCAATATCAGCCTTGCAAGCGTTGCCCTTGTCAATCAGACCTTTAAGTTTTGCGCCCTTTGCATCATCAAATGCTTTGCGTGCATCCTCTAACTGCTTGGTGGCACGTGCCTTGGCATCTGCCTTTTTCTGCTCAAAATCAGCCTTAAGAGACTCAATCTTATCCTGCGGCAACTTCTGACCACATAAGGAACAAACCGTTGTAGATTCATCAAATTTCCACTTGGATTCGTCAAAGAGATATGGCATTTCATCAAATGCCTTGGAAAATTCTGCATTGTATTCAACACCAAGATTTTTCCGCTCTGCATCTGTATCGGAAATTGTCTTCTCATTTGCCTTGATCTGATTTTCCGCAGACTGAATCTGATTATGTAAGTCATTGAACTCTCGTGTTGCATCATCCTTGGCACTGTCAAGACCTCTACGTTTTGCGGAAAGTTCGTCATTCATGACCTGCATAATGCCGGACATATCAAATTGCAACTGCATTTCCTTGCTTCTCAAATCGCCTAACGTGCTACCGGCATTCTCCATTTTCTTGTCACATTCAGCGATTCTTCTTACCAGATCTACCTTTGCAAGTTCCTGCTCTGCCACGTCAACATCAACCTTGGATTTCTCGGCTTCATCAATACGTACCGGAATCTCTGACTGTTTCTTTTTCCACTCTGTAAGAGCTTTCTGAAATTTTGCACGAATATCATCCGTGGACGGTGCTTTCTCCAACTCGCCGAGTAATTGGGCATACTTAGCATCTGTCTGCGCCAGTTCAACATCCGATACATCCGTTACAAGGCGCATCAGAATATCCCGCTGCTCTTTCCATTTCATGGAAGAGAAATACTGCGGATTGGCCAGCATCTTGAACATATCCTCGCTCTGTGCCAGACTGGAAATATATTCTTTGAAATCAGCTTCACTTTTTGGATAACCGTCAATCTCAAATGAATTGACATTTCCCTGCAATGCAACAGTATCAGTACCACGTTTCTTAACCCAATTCTGCTTCTGAACCTTTGAAAGTTCCACTTCTTTCCCATCAACGTCAATAACTCCCACAACCTTAATTTCTACATTATCAATGCGGTTGCCGTCCTTATCCAGTGGTCGAACATTGAACTTTTCCTCTCCGGCACTATTCTTGTTAAACAGAAGCCATGTAAACGCATCGAAGATTGTTGTCTTTCCTGCGGCGTTCTGTCCTTTAATACTTGTCTTATTAGAGAAATTCACATCAAGGCTCTTAATTCCCTTGAAATTCTCCATATGTAATGATCTAATTTTCAGTTTCATTTTCCTTCTCCTTCCACTCTTTATATTTTTTAAGTGCCTCTTCAAAGCATGCTTCATCGTCAATATATCCAAGAGCTGACTCTATAATTTTTGAATTAATAGTTGTTCCCTTTTTCCCCATCAGCTCAATGTCTCTTTGGTGCTCATTTGCAATAATGGCACATGCTGTATGAACTTTCGTCCTGCATGCAACCAGATCTGCATATTCTTCAACGGAAATTGTAACGGTATTTTCTGCCATCTTAATTTTCCTCCTCTAATACATTGATTTTGCTTACAGACACCTCGTATGCTGTTCTCTGTTCTTCTGTTCCATCTTCATATTTCTTAATATATCCGCGGCTCTGAATGCGTCCATTGATCTCAATATGAGTTCCTACTTCCAACTGACCAACAAATCTTGCATTTCTACCCCAAACAACACATGGGATATAATCTGATTTTCCGTAGGAACGATTGACTGCGATTAATAAATCTGCAATTTCTCTTCCAAGCGTAGTTTTCCTGTAAATCGGTTCTTTGCATACATATCCGTCAAGCTGGATTTTGTTCAAATCTGTATGCTCTCCCGGATTCGCTTTTTCAATTTCACAGACGAATACATATAATAACAGACAATTTCTCTTTTCCTCGTGTTTGTTATAAGAACGATACACACCGGAAACATTAACGGCAGTGCCCGTGTATTTATCGTTCAGATTGATTAATCTCTCTGAAATAATTAATGGGATAATATCAGCCGTCCCACTTAATCTATCCACTTTGAGGTACATATTATAAAATCCCTCTCCAAACACCTCATGGTTAAATTCCGGCTCTGAGATAATCGTTCCTGTAAGTTCCACTTTATTGTTTTCTGCTCTCATATTTGAATTTCTCCTTTTCTTATGCTAAAATAGGCGCAAATAGCTTATGCTATTGCTTTGATTGGGAATCATTCAGCTTTGGTCGGTTCGGATGATTCCTTTTCTTTGCTGTAATCAGTGTCAAATGTGATATAGGTAATACCGTCATCGTCATCAGACTCACTTCTGTAATCGTAATCTACAATCTCTTCTGTATACTCCTGCCACTCCCCATCTATTTTTGTTCCTATATAAATAAGAAGTAATCCAATCAATACAGGTATAGCAGTGACCGGATACTCCGTTGCATCAATGCAGATGCAAAACAGAAAAACAACGGTGCCGATCATTTCAATTATCTTTGCTAACTTTTTCATAGGCATTTCCTCATGTAACAGAAAAAATTTTTTTCATCCGATTCTTAGGACTTTTAATTTCGAACTTTTCTCCTGTTTCATCGTCGATCATGTATTTGCCGTCAGAATGCATTGTATGTGGCTTTACTCCCTGTTCTTCCATGAACTCAAGCAAGATATCTTTGCCACCTTGTAAAATATTCATCTGACTTACAACTTCCATCCAATAAACCATAAAATGTGTAATATCCCAGTTCTGATATTCCATAAGAAATTCCGACGCTTTATCTCCTATCAGTTTGTCCATACCGAATCTCTCAATGTAATTCATTGTATAGAAGTAATCTTTCCGCTGGTATCTTTCTCCATCGAATGTCTTTTCGATAGGAAACATATTCATAAATTCTCTTGGTGTGAAAGCTCCTACCATATCGCATATCATTTCAATAAGTTGGAACTCGTTTTTTACAAAGTCCGGTTCGCTGCATTTTAATAACTTACAGCCAGACATTCCTTTTAGCTTTATCATTAAATACAGATCCTTTTTAAGTTCATCTGGATAAGCGCTTTTTGCTTCCTGTATTGTCATGTTTCCCCAAAAGCCTGCCATTTTGCATCTTCTGTCTAATGCTCGCACATAATTAATCCACTTAGGTTTAAAGTCGATCAGCTTTTTGCCGTCCATGACGTAAAAATTAAGCATCTTCATCATCCTTTCTCTCAATTAACGGTAAAACCCCGTTCTTCTTAAGCTTTTCATACAGGAACAATCTTCCTTTTTGCGTCCATTCCGTCTGCATAACCACATCAGACCGCCCATTCGACCTTGTAATATCAATAGTCTTACTGTGAACATATCCAAGCCCTTGATATTGCCTGTATAAAATCCACTGTTTTCCTACTTTGCGCTGAACTCCTAACTCTTTCAGCATCTTATTAAACGCTTTAGCAGATATTCCATAATCCTGTGCGATCTGTGTTACCAGTACTGTTGATTTACTGTTCAAAATCAAATCCACGTAGTTGACTTTTGGTTGCATTTCTAAAATGATGTTATTCATTTCAACAACTTCGGTTTCAAGTTCATGTATCTGCTTGTCTTTCTGCTCAAGCATCTTGTGCGCTTCAATAACTGCAAGTGCCATAAGTTCTTCGCCGGTTGGAATAACTGTTTGCGTCTGGTTATAATAATTTTCTTCCAGTGCATCAAACTGTTCCCATGCCTTATCAGTCCCAAGCATTTTGCAATGACGGCTTGCACCTCGACGTGTCCAAAGATAAAGCTGATTCGCGTTTTTCCCAACAAGGGGAAAATCAGTTACCCTGTTCTTAAACTCCTTAAGATCTGCTCCTTTTAATAAGAAGAAATGTTCTCCCTCTTTAAAATGTGTTTTGTTGCTCTGAAAGTTCTTTTTTACGTTATCTGTTTCTGTTTCGTACACATCAGCCAACTGTGCGGTAGTGATAACTCTTTGTCCTTTCCACTCAATGACCGGCAATTCTTTTGTTCCAATATGTACTAATTCGTTCATTTGTCTCCTTTCCGGATTTTTTGCAATAAAAAATCCAACTACCGCTTGATAGTTGGAAAATACTGGTTGTCTCTATTTTGCTTTGTTGATACAATTAATGTACGGCGGCGGCCATCATGAAAGGAACTGTTATCATGAAAATCGTTAGTATACTTATCTCATTATTGGTATGGCGTGTTACCGGTTACGACTTCTTCATAATTCTAACCGTAACATCCATGACAATCGACCTATACAAAGGATTTAAAAAAGTACAAAAGAGATTAAATAAAATACTAAAGATGATGCGGAAAATAAAGCAATAATGTAACTCATTTCCTGCCGCCGTCGCATATTAATTGTATCAACTGATTTCCTGTGTTACAAACACATTTAATCTGCAAATTCCGACAAATTTCTCAACTATCAATATCTTGTTTTCTATTCTTCTGTTTTTGAGTTCCCAGTCTCTTCTACTGGATGATTTTTTGAAACACTTGCTGAACCCTCAACCATGCCAAGAACGTAGCCTTTCTGAAAGTCGTTCATTTTGGGAATCGCGTCTTTCAACTTTTCTACAACTTTCTTTTCCTGTTCGCTCATGTATTCACTTCCTTTCTCCCTGTGATATAATTTCCTTATTAAATAAGGAAAGGCGGTGATAATATGGATAATGGTTATTCTTAAACATTTGCTACATATGAGTTTGCAGATAAAGGAACATATGTATGTATGCAATGCGGTGGCGAAAATAAAAAGGGAATCGTCACTGTAAAGCAAGGCGAAATGCTACCAGAATGCAAAGAGTGCGGATATACTACATGGATTAAAATAATGCAGGATTTTTAAACACTCTTTCTTCCTCTGCGAGCGTTTGGTTCGTAACCGCCAAGTTATCATCAACCAGATGCTCAATGAGGAACGTTCTTTTTACCACTCTCGTTCCATCTTCACATACTTGTGAAATGTGCAGATACATCTTCCCATCCTTCTGGAATGGAATAACAAATATACTCTGTAAAAATTTCCACTTAACAAAATGCTTATTAAAAAATGCAACTGCATGAGCCTTGATTTTACTCACCGTATCACTCCTTTCTGCCGAACTTTTAATGTTGTTTTTGTTCGGTATGCGTATAATATATCACGCTTTCAGAACTATGTCAACATGTTTTTGTTTCGTTTGCGAACTTTTTCTATTTACAATTCTGTTTGCGTATGGTATAGTTCTATGTAGAAAGAGAGGTGAGATTATGAATGAGCGAATGAAAGAACTTCGCAAGGCTATGGGAAAAAGCCAAGAAGAATTTGGAAAGATTCTCGGAATAACCAAGTCTGGTGTCTCTGATATTGAATCAGGACGCAGAAACGTAACAGAACAACATATAATCATGTTACGAAATGAAAATGTCAATGAAGATTGGTTACGAACTGGAAACGGCGAAATGTTTATCCCAGAAACCAAAGACGAGCAGATTTCAAAGATGCTCGCAGACGTACTTAAATGTGAAGATTCAGATTTTAAAAAACGTTTGATCGTGGCGTTATCGAAAATGGATGATACCGGATGGAATGCATTGGAAAAATTCATTGATTCAATCACAAGTCAGAAGTAAAGAAAAGCCAAGGGCAATGCGCAAACCCTTGGCTTTCTTTTACTTTAATAGTTCTTTTATAAACGTTAAGATAGCTCTAAGCCACCTCTCATTATCGCAATGAGCGACCAATTCATAAATTTTTTCCTTGTAAAATTCGTTTACGTTTTCATTCTCAACCTCATTTTCCCCCATATTGATTTCCTCCAATCATTCCGCACTTCCGATAGCGATACACAAATTATAGAACTTATGTTCGATACCGTCAACCCCATTTGACAAATTGCTACAAATTACAAACTCGTTTGTAGTTGAGGGACAAGAAAACGCCTTATCCCGCCCCTCAGCCAGAACTTGAAGTGCCCTTATCGGACAATTTTATTTTACAAATTTTCCCGCAAACATTCAATTTCTTTCGGTCGCAAGTTTCGACAGTTAAATTTCTTATTGTCACAGAATGTCGATTGATTAGTTTAAATTTTGTTAAAAAATTAATTACTGGTTGAAAATTATGCATCTGCCAGTTATCTGTGATGAATTTTAAGTGCATAATTTTCCTTTCTGCCCGTAGGCTTGTTATTTAAAAGAGCCGGCTACACAACACATGGTCATGTAATCGGCTCTTAGACTTTTGATTTTATTATATTTCTACATAGGTTTTCTTTTGTGCCAAGTTGTCCGCTTTATTCGTAAAACAGAAGTTTAGGGAAATATCAAAAGCAAGACTGTGTTTATATGGCGGCGATAAAACCCTATGATTCTCTTAAGGTAACCATAAAATTTAATAAGCAATATATAGACACACCAATATGCTCTTTAACACCAAAGCAATTCGGATTCGAAATGTCTATATATGATGTCGAATACAATAACTATGGCATTATGTTTACTATTAAAAACAATTATGCAGAAGAACTTACATTTTCCGTTATTTGGCAAGCGTTCGGGAAAATACTATAGATTAGTACAATCCACTTAACACAACTTGTCTAAGTCCAGTACCAACATATAATGCGACATGTGTATTGTCTACATAGCAACATAAAACGCAATATTCAAAATTTTTCCAGGCGTTTGCCCAAACACCAAATGTTCTTTGATCCGTATTGCAATCTTTAAAAAAATCATACGCAATAATATTACTTGCTATTTCAGAATAATTCTCATCTCTAACTTGAAGTTGGAGAAATTTATATTTTGTTACATCGGCTATTTGATACTGTGTCCACGTAGCATTATTACTAAGAGAAGAAACGAGAACATCGTACTTGCCTTTAAAACTATTGCCTAAACTGCTGTTTAACGATGATATCGCCCCTGTACAAGTACCATTCCCAATCTTAGAAATGTCTGTCGTTCCAAGCATTTCATAGAGATACCGCACATTCTTGAACATCTGTGACACCTTTGCAAAAATTGAAGAGTGTTTTTCGCCGCTTGATAATTTTGATACAGTCGTCCACGCTGACGCTGATCCGTCTGCCACATCACTACTCGTAAAAGTTGCTGTATTCTCTGCTGTATCTCCACCGGTTGCCACTGCACCGACGTTTTCTGCTGTGAGTTCTACATTGCCCCTACGGAAAGAATCTTCATTTACACCTTTGATTCCGGTAACTGGAGTTCCGGCAAGCACATCCCATTTATCATCTGATGTTTTATAAATATTGGCACCTGCCGGAATTACATTCCCGGCTCCCTCTTTAAAATCATCCGTGGTTGTAAATTCGTCTGAAATATTGAACATCCACCCTGTGCTAACATCCGCAAGTGCCGGAAGATCTGCAAATGCAACTGTTCCGTGTGGCTGCAATCCACCTTTAAGTCCTTCTGATATGTCTTTTGCCTGCTGATAGTAATACTTGGCATTGTCAGAATCCTCGCCCTCTCTGCTTCCTGTACCACCAACAGCATAACTCTGTGCCTTGGTTGCACTTTCTTCTGCAGATTCCGCTTTACCGATGATCTCCGCAGCCTTTTGAGTTGCAATATCTGCTTTTTCGGCTGCTGTATCAGCTGACTGACTGGCGGACGATGCTTTCTCCGTGGCTGTGGCGGATGATTCACTGGCGGATGTCTCACTGACTTTTGCGTTGCTTTCGGATGCCGCTGCCGCCGTAGCTGACTTCGCTGCCGCTGTCTCGGACGCCTTGGCATTGTCCTCTGATTTTTTTGCAGCTGTTTCACTGGCTTTTGCGGCATTCTCACTTGCTTTGGCGTTGGCTTCGGACTTTGCCGCTGCCTGCTGGCTTGACTCTGCCTTTGCCACTTCCACTTTGATTTTCGCAAGATAGTTTGGCTCCAAGTGTTTTTCCTCGATGCTACCCTCTTTGACGATGGCAGACACTTTTCCATCCTTATCAATATAAAAAGCTACCGTATCAGAATCAAGGAACTCATACTGTGTAATCAGTGCCGACAGGTCTATGTACTGTTTCGTGCCATCAATCAGAGTCAGGATAATCTGCTGTGTGGTCGGGTTATAAACGAAGTTGATTGCGATTTTCTCCATCTGTGTATCAATCGTAATCTTAGAACCGTTCTTTTTTGTGATCGTAATGATTCCGGTCGATTCCTCAAAGGTCACGTCTGCAACAAGGGTAGCCACTTCTGTTTTCGTGGCTTTTGTGGTATCAAGAGTGATTACACGATCATCAATAACGCCAATAGCTGCGTCCATTTTGTTAAGATTGCTTTCATTAAGCGGTGTTTCATCACTCGGATAATTCTCCCAATTAATATCAATATGTGCTTTATTCATGATCCTCACTCTCCCTTTCCTTTGCAAGCTTCATCTGTTCCCGTTCTACTGTAACCTGTCGGTTTGCTTCTTCCTTGATCTGCTGCAGAATATCCTTAAACACCAGGTACTTAGCTTCGATTGGAACATCCTCGCACAAATTTACATAATTTATAATGTCGTTTTCAAATTCCCGGATTTTTGCATTTATCATAGATTTTCCACCTTTTCCTTTAACTGTTCTATCTCGTCATGCTGCAACTGCACTGTGGCAACCAGATCAGCAATCAGTTCCGTATATTTCAGTCCGTAATACTTTTTCCCATTGCTGTCTGAAAACGTTTTTGGACAAATATTCCACCCTTTTTCCGCTTTTTTCAAAACATCCTGTGCAATAAATCCATGATGGAACCCATCTTTTTCGAAATTATAACGATACGATTTTGCTCTTAAAGAATAAATAAACTCAGATGATTGCTTTTTGCTTAAATCTAAAATTGTGTTTTTTATTCTTTTGTCAGATCCATTAATTACTCCACCTCTGAATCCACCTACTCCGGTATCTCCGTCTAAATGGATCATCATGTGGTCATTATCGTTTGCGCCTTTATGCAATGAAACCTGATTATATTGAACCGTACATTTATGAACAGGACTTTCAAGCGTCCCTTCCACTGTTCGAAATCCATCCGTTCCCATCTGTACAAGTGTTCCACTGCGTTTAAATTCAATAAGGTTTTCTACAGACTCTTCCGCTTGAATATGCATATATCCCCCGGTCATTTCCATAGAACCTTTTAATTCAAGCAGTTTTGCTTTAATTTTGATGCCCTCGGCTGACTGGTTGATTTCTGAAATGACGCTGTCTTTTGATACTTTCAAGCTGATCTGCTTTGATGACTGCGTAATCGTACTGGACGCACTCGATGAAAGCTGCTTAAATTTCTTTATCAGAGTCCATTTGTATTTTCCACTGCTTATTCCACCATCTGGTTCGCAACCATAAAACTTTCCAGTATTCTGATCCAAAAAACTGTGTCCAGAATAATACGAAGATGCAGGGTATGTATCTTGTGGATTCCCGAAACCACAATGTGTAACGTCATAATCTTCGGTATCCCATACTGTTAAAGAAGCACTGACTTCTGACCGTATCTTAGTTGCGGTCACCTCTATCTCTCCGGACAAATCGCCCTCTGCTTCGCTTGCTCTCGTAACTTCCGCTGTAATCTTGTCCTCATTAATTTTAATAGCTGCTGCAAGTTCAACTTCCTGCCCCTGTGCTCTTTTTACTTCTGCTGTAATACTGCTCGCATTTTGCGTGATTCTCGATGATAAACCATCCGTTGTATTTTTAACTTCTGTGCGAATTTCGGTTGCGGTCTGCGTGATCTGTGACTGCAATCCCTTCTCAACATCAGTTATCGTGCTCTGTGTCTTTTCAATGGTTCGCTCCAACACATTGCTCTTGCCTTTGAGCTTTAAAATACTTTTCTGTATTCCGTTCGCCCCGTTTGTCCGGTACTCTTCCCCATCCGCTTCCAAATCATCACGCAAAGCCTGTATACCTTTCAGGGTTCTTTTCAGAATATAGGACTCAATCAGTTCATATCTGGTCGGCAGCCGCACTGCATCCCCGACCTCAAGACACGGATTTCCTTTGCAGTCCGCTGTAAACGGGCGGTAAACAATCCCTCTGATCTTGGAAAGGATATTTTTTGCAATGCCTTTCAGTTCTTTTGTGCCTTTGCCATATACAAGAAAATTATCCTCGATCACATAGGCATTGTCTCCGGTACCCACAATCACACCGATATCATTCTTCTGCTCCCGGATCTGTAACTTATTGATTGTTTTAACAAGAAAATCTTCATACTCAGCCGTTATATATAAATCCTTCCCGATACGGTTGCTTTTCGGATCTCTTGGATACAAATTATCCGCCGGATAAAGATCATTCCTTGGATATAATCCCTGTATCTCCTGTTCCAGATAAATATAATGAAACTTCCCGTCACGCCCCATGTGCCCCATACAGCCATTGAGCTCACAAATACAGGACAACACTTCCTTGCCGCTCATAGATTCGCCTATGGTGCTCGATTCCTCTGTATCAGAACTTGTCTCACTGGATGGCGTGACTGCAACTGTTTTTTCAATAGACATGCCGTCATTAACCAGTATAATGTCAGCCTGCTCAATCCCGAAGTGCTTAAAAAAGCTGTCCCGGAATTGCTTCATTGTGACCGGATCATAAACTGTAACAGTCGTAGTTTTTCCATCTTTATCTTTCTGCTGCTCTTTATGGGATGGAAAGACAGTGTTATACCATGCTGCCACATCTGCATTTAAAATGTCATAAAGGGCATCATATGCAACCACATCACGGCACGTTCTGTCTGCCGTGGGCGTATCAGAATCAACCTTATATCGTCCGAACTGGAACGGGATATCTGCATGTCCATCAAGGGACATTCTTACCGTCATCCATCTGCCCTTCATTGGCAAAAATGTATTTGACACCGTGAATTTAATCATGGCGGCTTCGCATGATCCAAACGTCAATTCCTGTTCCGAACACAAACTTTCTGTCAATTCGAATTTTTCTTGGTGTAGTTCTGTATTTGTGATATTGATTTTTCCGTCATCAGATACGATGGATAATTGCTTATCGACCGTATCTTTTTTGAACAAGTCGCCATATTTATAATTAACCACCATACACACCCCCTATGAAAGCAAGCTGAACTGAATTGTAACGAATTATTCCATCATATGTTCCGTATATCGTAGGCTGAAAATCTGCCATATAGCCGTACTGCGTCACATAATCGTCATATTCCGGGATATACGCTGTGATATAGCATGCTCTCCCTGTCGCATTTGTGAACTGGCTTCGAATATTGTTTAAAACCTCACTAAAAGTCTTATTTGTCAGCATTGCCCGTGTTTCAAACTCAACCTTTAATGCCTTTAACTCCACGGCATTTCTATGCAGATAGCCGTTGGCGTCTGTATAATCGTCCAAATCCTGCATGTTGACATATGGACTGTATGTTTCTGCTTTCATAAACGACATCGGCACTATGTAATTGCCAATCTTTAAAAGCCATCCGCTGTATGCCATATTTCCACCACCTAACTGTTTGGGTTTGCGGCTGTCTCAAATGACAGTCGGTAAAATTTGTACAAAATACCACCTACCACCAATTTGATAGATGTCACTTCTTTTTCTTGATCTATTTTGTAATTACTTCGATATTGGGCGATTTAATCACAATTTTCTCCGGTGTGTGAATTACTTCCGTGTTCCCATACGTAATCATGATCTCTAATTTGTTCATAAAATTTCTCCTAAATTTCATACTCCGGGTATGCTGCTTCCCAAACATTCCTATGGTAGGTATTTACCTCTCCATAATTTGCATCAAAAATCTTTTTCACGCCATATCCAAGTTCAATGCTCTTTTCTTTGAGTTTTCGCCAATTAAATGTTTTCCAGTCCACACCGTTCATTGCTGCAACACGCTTAATAGAATACCAGTCTTTGCTATAATCAAGTTCCTGCTGCAGCTTTTCATTCTCCTGTTCTGCAATCTGCCTGCGCTCTACTTCATCCGCATATGCCCGAAGTGCCGATGGAAAATCTTTCGGGACCTGTCCTCTCTCCATCTCATCAAACCGCTTTACATACCTTGCAGTAAATATGATTCCTTTTTCACCATTAAATTTGTTGGCGAGGAAATCACACCCCATTTTGGTGACTTTATAGCATTTATTTTCCTTGCCGCTTGCGTCTTTGTAGGTGGATGGAATAAAATAATCACTGACAACAATTTTGTTGTTAGTTAATATCTGTATAATTCCAACCTGTTTTGTGCTTCCATCTTGGTTTTTAGTTCCCTCTAATTTTCTTAAAATTTGCCAATGTTCCAGTTCCATCATTTCAGCAATTTCAAGTGTTGTTATCGTGTTCGTATTGTTTTCAAATCCAATTTCATCTTTAGTCATAAGAGCTGTGTATGCCATATTTTCTATCTCCTAAATTTCCGAGCCTTACATTTCGCAAGGCTCAACCTTTAAATTCACGTGCGTTAGGAACATACCCTAACAGGAGTCGCACGCTATATATTTAGTAAGATTGTAATTTCCCGTGACGAAATACTGGAATAGCCCCAAATTTTCTGGGCTAAGCGGACAGGTAAGTTATATCTGCAAATTGTTCTATTCTATTTTTGCAATCCCTATAAATATCCTTGTAGTGCATACCCATTGACATATCAATTCTAATAGTCTGCAAAATAATGCTTTCCACAAGGGTTAGATTATTGAGATCTGAAACTGTGATATTGTCGCGATTTCCACCAATTACTGATTTTGCCAACTTGGTATATGTCACATACAGTTTATCTGAATGCGTACTTCCTTGTTCTTTGGCATAGTCTACAAGAAGTTTAATCACATCAGTTTCTTTCAGCCGATTTTCTTTATTAGCAATTCTTGTTTCGCCCCATAGTTTCGATTGCTTTTCAAGAATAAATCTGCGCATTGCATAAAACTGTCGAACCAACTCTTTCTTAAACTTCACAACTATTTTTGAATTTCTCAAAAGAGTTATAACAAATGTTGCTTGTTCCTCATTCAAATAATAAACTCTTTCAGGCTGCCCCCTTTTCCCCGATTTTAAATCGGAGAAATCAATATTGCCAAAGTCTAAAATATCTTTCTCATATTTCCTGATAATAGCAACAACAGATTCATGTTGGTTATTTGTTCCATCTGCAATCACTTTGCTGTTTGTAAAAACATCGTTTCCTTTGAGTTCCACCAATTCATACATACTCTTTTCCACCTTTCTTTCGCTACTGTCATTTGACAGGCAGGTTTAAATTTCATTTTTTTATTTTTCTTATGCAGTTTGAAATAAATAAAAAGACCACCAAAGACTGAATTTCTTCAATCTCTGGCGGTCACGAATCCGCACCTATTCCTCATAGGCTTGCAGGACGTCCTAAATTCTTTAGGTCTTACCTGCGTGATTTTTAATTATTTTGTATTCTATACCATATGCCAAAATCTGTCAATCAAATTCCAACCTCTGCTGCATATTGGCATCGTCAATCTGTTCCTGCAAAAAATACGGCGTCTGATAGGCATTTATCACTTCCACTGCCTTGTCGCACTGGTTACGCTTGATGCTCTTGTAAGACCGAACACCAAAGTTGTATTTCAGATTGGCATACAGATTGTTGTAAACCTTTTGGCGCAATCCACGGTTGCTGTATGCGCTTGACTGTTTGCCGCCCATGATTGAAACGCCTTTCTTTCTGACAGCTTCCGTAATGCGGTCGGCTTCCACCGGAAGTATCGGCAAGTCCATCTTAAGGCTTTCCAAATCCGCCTTGATTTCGTCAACCTCTGCTTTCAGTTCCGTGTGCCCCTGTGCAAGCAATGCAATCTTCCCGTCCGTGGTTTGCGGCATCATGTATGTACCAGTCTTTCTGATGCTCGGTAAAACTTCATCAAATATCCATTTTTCCAATTTGTCAGCTTTATCTTTTATTTCTTTACTGTTACCCTGTTGACCAGCTTTAATAATCAATCGGTAAATATCTCCTTCCGGAATAAGAGGTTCTGCATATCCACCATTATTTTTAAAGCTATCCTCGACCAGGACACCCTTGCAATTATCCGAAACCGCCTTTCTTGGTCTTTTATACATAAGCATCGAAGCTATATCTACTCCAAAAAAGTATTCTTTTCCGTTTACTATAACCGTTCTCAAATCCCCTAAAATAGGATTGTTAAAAATCTGAATATCGT